TGGTGTAATTAAAGGCCCGTATGCCCGCCAGGCCTCAAAGCGCGTTGTACGAAGAACCTTCGAGCCGCTGTTTTATGAAGACGGCACGGAAATGCTCGATGAAGACGGCCAGCCGATGCTGGACACAGAAAACCCGACGGTTGAGCTTCAGACCGTTGTTGACACAATCCCCGGCGTAACGCATTGCGATCCGTGGATGCTGTTTTTGGAAGGCCCGGTTCGGTCAATGGATGAATGCGCGGGCGCGTTTGAAATGCACCGTTACGCGCCAAGCAAGCTCGCCACGCTGGGCCAGTTAGGATTTGACGAAGACCAGCTTCGCGGCTTGCTGGAAGACGGCGCAAGCCTATCTGACAGCGAAACAACGCTGCTGACTGAACGCGACAACATCCTAAGCGGCGCAGACAACGACGACGCTTCAGCAAATGAGCGCGAGTATGTCGTTTGGGAATATCACGGCGTTATACGGCCAGAGCTTTTAGCGCGCCTCGGCTTGATCGAGGAGCGGGATGTTGACCCGCTGGAAATGTTTTGGGGTGAGGTGTGGTTCTGCCAAGGCCGGGCGCTTAAAGCCGACCTGAATTCGATTCTAGGCGACGACCGCGTGCCGTACTACGTCGTACCGTACCGCCGCGACCAAGCCGACATTATGAACAGCCAGGGCGTGTGCCGCATTATGCGCGACCCGCAGCGCACGATCGACATCTGCTACGAAGCCGCTCAGATCAACACAATGCTTTGCTCCGGGCCGCAAGTGGTTTATTGGGATGGCAAGGCAGTTCCGGCCGACGGCTCGTTTCTAGTCGATCGGCCTAAAACGTGGCGTGTAACAGACACCCGCGTCAACTCAATCAACGATGTGATCAGCTTCACCAATATCGAAAGCTCGCTGCCGATGATCATGCCAATGTATCAAGTGGCCGTTCAGAACGCAGACAGCGCGACGCAGCTGCCGATGATGGCGCACGGCGAGGCTGCAAACCAAGTTCAGCAAACAGCCAGCGGCCTTCAGATGATCTTCAACCAGCAAAACATTGTGCAGCGGAAGTATGCGCACAGCTGGGATGACGAGGTAACGGCTCCAATGATTACACGTTTTTACTGGTGGCTCATGGCATGGCACGAAGACGACTCAATCAAGATTGAAATGGAAGTCGAGGCGCGCGGCGCAAGCTACCTTTTGGTTAAAGACAAGCAGGCTCAGCACTTGATGATGGTCATGCAAATGGCTGCAAGTGACCCCGAAATGCGCGCCAAGCTGGACATGCCTGAGCTTTACAAGCTGACGATCGGGCAAATGGATGTGCCTGTTGACCGTCTGTTCCTGGCTGAAGACGCAGAGCAGGCGCCAGACCCGATGCAGGAAATGGCCATGAAAGAAGCCGCAGCCAAACTTGCAGCTGCTGAAGCTGGCGCTGGCAAGGCCGAAGCGGAGGCAATGATTGCCCAAATGACTGCCCAAGCCATGCAGAACACTGGCGGCGCGTCGATGGGCGACATTATTCGACAGGCCATATCGGCCGATGATAACAAGACCCGAATTCTTGTCGCTGAAATGGAGCGCGAGGAAGAAGCGATGCGCCTAGCGAGAAACCAAGACATTAGCTGGCAGGAGCTGGAAGCCAAGATGCAGGACAAAGAGCGCGACCGCCAGATTGAAGTCATGTTCAAAGAGCAAGAAATGCAGAGCGTGCAGGCCAGAAACCAAGCCGACGAGTTTTCAAAAGGGTTTAAATTGCGCCTTGAGGCTAATGAGCAGAGGATTCGGTCACTTAACATGCAAAAAGGATTTGATTCAATCTAATGTTCGATCATGGCGACACGACCTGGAAAACAATTAGTCTGTGGGCTAATAAAGAAATAGCTACAATGATGGAATTACTGACGAACCCATCAGTCAAAGGCGACGAACTGGCTTCGATCAGAGGTGAAATTCAACGACTTCGAGATTTACTCGAACTCCCAAGAGAAATAGAAAATGGATCAATTGAACTCGACCGATGAACAAATTCAGGAAGCTGACGAGCAGTTGACGCCCGAAGAGGCGTTTGCCGCTGAAATGAAGCGCCGCCGCGAGCTGCATGAGAACGGCGAAGAAAGCCTAATCGGCAAGGCCGAAGGCGACGACGACCCTGAAATTGATGACGACGAGAACGATGACGACGAGAACGATGACGACGAGCATGATGAAGCCGCGCCGCGCCAGCCTAGCCGAGAAAGCCAGGCTGACGATGATGACGAGGGCGACGATCCAGACCCTCAAGCAAGCTATGAATCAATGATCAACAGCCTGCCCGAAGGGGCCAAAGAAACCTTTGACCAGCTTCAGGCGCAGGCGCAGGACTATCACCAAAAATTTACTTCGCTTTATGGACGACTGGCCCCCATCCAGCGAGAAAACCAGGACTTGAAAAATCAACTCCAGGAAATGAAAGCAGCCAGAACCAACCCTCCAACTCCTAAAGACTTGGAGGCATCAGATGCTTGGAAAGAAGTATCTGCCGAGTTCCCCGATGAAGCAGGCGCACTAAAGAACATCTTTGGTGGCCTTGAAACGGCGAGCCAGGAAGCGCGAAGAGAGGCTGAAGAAATTCAGCGGCAGCTTAATGAAGAGCGTAAGACTTGGACAAACCGAGAAATGCAGCGAGTGTCGAAAACCCATGAGGACTTTCTCAGTATTCTGAAAACTCCCCATTTTCAGACATGGCGCGTGCAGCTTGAGGCTGATCCGAACAGAAGTGCTCTTGCCCGGCAACTGAACAGCGACAACGGCGATGAAGTGGCAGCCGCCATTTCGACGTACAAGAAGCAGTTCAAGCTAGGTAAAAACAAACCTGCCAATGAAGGCAATCAGCAATCAACGCGACAGCAAGCAAGTGCAGCCAATAACGGCCGGCGCAAGCCAACTGTTTCGCCGCAGAGCCAAGGAGCCGGTATTACCGGACAATCCGCAGTTCAGCGACCAATGACAGACAGGCAGGCGTTTGCCAAGTATATGGCTGCTAAAAAACGCGATCCTAAAAAACAACGACGAAAGAGGTAATTTGTCATGGCTAATCAAGCCCGCCATTACGGTGGTATTGCCGACCTTGGAGGCACTGTCTCCGGTACTGGCAACCGTACAAACGTCGTCGCAATTGCTGAGCTCCTGGAGCGTGCACGCGCAGACGATATTTTTATTCCGGCACTCGATCTAAAGCCGGTTCCCGAAAACAAAGCCCAAACCGCCAGCTGGCGTCGAATGGTTAATGATGCTGTCGTTACGACCACCATTACCGAAGGCGTGAACCCTGACTGGCAAGCGGTCACTTATGAAGACGTTACTGGTACGTTTGAAGAGCGCGTAGAGATTTACGCGGTCACAAGCCGTGCTCGCCGTCTTTCTGAGGACGACCACGTTGCCAACTCGGTTGAGCAGCTGAAAGACAAGGTGCTGCGAATCCGAAACGCAGTCGGCTGGTCTAAATGGCTTGCCGCTTCAACCGTTCTTCGGAATGATCCGGCTCACGCCGCGATTGACGACGTTGACGGCCCTATCTCCTTGGGTATTATCCAGGAAGCAATCCGACTGTTGGACGACGCGAAAGCGATGCACTTCACCGAGGTTGATGATGGCGGCATGTTTAACGGCACGGTTCCAATCGAGCCTTCATTCATTGCCTTTGGCCATACAAACATGCTGCCCGATTTGCGTCGAGTGGACGGTTTTGTGACACCGGCTGAATACGGTTCGGCCAAGGCAATCAGCAAGCACGAGAAAGGCAACGTCGAAAATACCCGATGGTTGCTGTCTCCTGAGCTGACGCCTATCATCAATGCTGGCGCTGCAGTTGGTGCAACCAACATGAAGTCAACTGCTGGAACTAGCATTGACGTTTATCCAGTCTTGATTGTCGGTATGGGCGCGCTTGGCGCAGCCGACTTGAAAGGCGACAACGATGATGGTTGGGGCAACGTATCCGTTCAGATTTTGGATGGCGCTGACAAGGCTGACCCTGCAAACCTGAACGTGCTGGCAGTAGCGCACTGGTGGGATTTGCAGCTAATTCTTAACGACACGTGGGTTGTGCGTTTGGAAGTAGGTGTTACGGACGATCTGACCGCCTAATTGGCGCTCAGCAACTACAGGAGCCCCTGAGCATTCAGGGGCTTCTCTTGGAGCAAGAGAACAATGAGCAATGAAAACGACCTAGCAACTGCGATTGCTAACAATTTTGAATCAAGCGATCGCAAGGCGCTCAATGAGTTTGCCAAGCAGATGGAAGTAAAAGTCACGCCGAAGGACGGCGATGCTGCGGTGCGTAAGGCGTTACTGACGCGCTTGGGCAAAGCGACTGAAGAGCCGGAGCCGTTGGATTTGGATAACCCAGCCAAGATTGACGCGCTGAAGGCAAATCAAGAAAACGACATTGACGAACAGAAAATTAAGGTGCTTGATACCGGCATGAGCAAACCAGACTTGCTCGCGCTAATGCGCCTAAACCTTGCGCCTGGCGGAATTTGGCAGGGCCGCAGACGAATCGTGCAGATTACCAAGCCAGAAGGCATGAAGGGGCAGCAGCCTCACCCGTTTACGTGGGCTGGCCACCAGGTTTTGGTGCCGTGGGGAGTCACTTGCACAGTGCCTTATCCGGTATACAACATCATCAAGGGCGCTAAGCATAAAGAAATTGTGCAGCGCAGGACGCAGGACAGTAAAGGCACGCCAATTATTGTCAACGAGTTCATCACTGTTGACCGATTCCGCATGGCTGACGCAGGCGATGACCCCGCAACCAAGCACTTGCCGGTTGGACAAAAGCAGCAGTTTCAAATTATCGCCACTAACCTGAACCACTTTGAGAAAACGCCTCGGCGCACACTGGCGAAGATGTGCAAGCGAGTTCGGGTTAAGTATCCGCGTGATACCGAAACCGAAGAAATCCGCTATTTGCTGCTTGAAAAGCTGGGCTTTGACACCGACGAGCTGTTTGGTGAATCAGGCGACGAGCTAGTCTAATGGCTACCTTACTTGAGCTTGTTAAAGACCTCGCCGCCATGAGCGGCGCGGTTGAGCCCGACAATATCACAACGGTTGTTGGCGTGACTGACAGCGTTGTCCGCGATCATATTCGCTGGATTCGGGTATCTAACCTTGAGATTGAACGCCAGCGCGACGACTGGCGATTCAGGATTAAAGAAGGCGAGCTTGAGCTAGAAAAGGGCGTGGGCCGGTACGACATCAGCCTGGTGTTTCCTGACTTTAAGAAGATTTTGCCATACAAGCATCCGCAAATCGCGCAGCACATACTCATGGATGGCCGGCAGCAGCGCATTTTCCATATTCCCTATCCGCGCTGGGTTGCTCAGTATGGCCGCAGAATTGCAAGCACGACGCCTGGCCAGCCAAGAGCGTTCACGGTGCTGCCGGACGGGCAGATTGAGCTGTTCCCAACGCCCAGCAAGGCCAATATTGTCAACTTCGACTATTTGCGTAAGCCGCAGATGATGGACTTAAAAGACGGTTGCGAGCCTGCCATGCCTGACGATGTAGATAACGTGATTCTCTATCACGCGCTGCGTCACTATGCTTTTTTCGACGAGGCCTCGCAGCGCATTACTACGGTTCAGTTTCAGCTGGACGAAGCAATGAACGCGCTGTATCGCGACCAACTTCCTGCCGCGCGAGCGGTCAGCCCTGGATTCAATCAGAGTACATAAGCAATGGTCATGATCCCAGCCACAACCGGCATTGACCAGAACGAAGACAAGCTTCGGCTGCCTCCCGGCACACTGCGCGACTGCCTGAACTATGAAGTTGCCTATCGCAGCGGGTACAGCTCGCTTGAGGGGATGATTCGCTACGACGGCAGGGATTTGGGCGACGACGTTGATGCCTACCGAAACCTTGTGCAAGTTGCACCCGGCGGGCCAGCATACGGCCTGCATTTCTTTAGCGATCGAGCAAGCGACCGAAGCTGGCTTTATGCCGTCGTCCAGAGCACAAGGGTTGCATTGGGCAGCCGAGGCTACGCTTCATCCAATCTTCAGGTCGAAGGGCAGCGCGTCGAGCTGTTCACGACAACGCCTACCGGCTTTCCAAACGCCTGGGTGCTTGAGTCCAACGCCAGCTTTGCAGGCGAAACGCGGGATTTGATCGAAGTCTTGATTGATCCAGGCCTTGATGTGTTCAGCGGCGACATTAAGGCTTACACGCGGGTTACCTACAAGACCGGGCCTGAACTGCCGGCGGTAGGCGATCAGCTGACCGATGCCGTTTCAGGGTGGATTGCAACCGTTCGGGGCGTGACCCAGCTCGGCGGCTTGGCTTTGACCAACACCATTGAGGCTGAGCTTTGGGTTGAGATCGACACGGCTGGCAGCATGGCGGTAGGCGCGACGTTAGAGCGCGTGAGCGATGACCAGCTGATCGGCCAGCTAACCGAAACCAGCGGGTACAGTGAAAACGGCGTGCTTGCCGGTGAAGACATTTCAGTTATATCCGACTTCGGCGGCGAAGTTGATCGAGGCGTCCTGATTCGGGCGGATAAGCGAGGCTGGCAAGTTGTGCAGCAGGCTTACGAGGGCCGATTAGTCAATGGAACGACCGAACCATCCAATGTATACAGCAACGGCTCACAGGTTGCGCTAGGCGCTGACCCGACGCCACTGCCTTCCCAGCCGGCGACTGCAGCCGCATGGAACGAAGAGGGCGGCATTGACTGGAACTTGGACGACGCGGCCTTGCGCGACGCGATTCAGAGCGATGACACGAGCTTCGCGCTGGCCACTTTGGCCGAAGACGGCGACCGCACAGAGCGCATACGGCTCTCGAACTTCAAAACGTCACTAGACGAGCTTGACGAAGTAACTGGCGTGGAGTTTCAAGTCATTGTCGAGCGCGCCAGCGGTAGTATGGATTTGACGGTCGTGGGCATGCAATCGCAAACCGGCGCGATTCGAGGCGCTGGCGCTGCGTTTACCGCGAAAGAAACGCTGACATTCGGCGGGCCTACTGATTTGTGGGGCGCTTCGGGTGTAAACCAGCTGCGCCAGAATGTGACCAATGCGAGTTACGAGTATTTTCTTCGATTTGCAGCAACCGGCGCTGACGCAGACACAGAGCTGCGGCTGTACGCGGTTCGCCGGATTGTCTATTTGCGCGAGGGTTCGCTTGAAAGCGTGGTGTACCTTCGGTCTGGCGGCGTTGATTACCAGGCTAGAGCGTTATATGCCAATCGCCTTGAGGGCGAATGGGCTGACGGCGACGCAGAAGGATTTATCACACTTGGGCGGATACAAAACCCCGCGCTTATTGGCGCTAACGCCCAAATCCGCACCCAAACAGGCGGCGGCGGCGACTATATTGGCCGCATTGACGGCAGTTTGACGCCAATCCGACTACCAAGCCGCGCCCGATTGGCGCAAAAAAAGAGCAAATTCCAGTTCCTCGACAGCAATTTCTTTGCTTCCGGCCGCCTGGCCGCAGTTTATGGCGTTAGCGGCGCAGGAACGGCGTTTACATTCAACAACAATTACCTGTTCAAAATACGCACAGGGCGGGCAGAAGACGAGCCTCGGCACGTTGCGCGCCATAAAGACCGGCTAGTGCTTGGCTATGAAAATGGCGATGCTGACTTCTCGGTAGCGACCCAGCCGGATCTGTTTGACGGCATTCTCAATGCGTTTACGCAAGGATTTGGCCAGCGAATTACCGGAATGCTGCCGCTGGACGGCGAAACGCTTGGCGTCTGGACAGAAAATTCAATATGGGGCGTTCAAGGCACTACGATTGACGACGTTATTCAGCAGATTATTGAGCCAACTACGGGCGCGATCGAATACACCGTGCTCGACATGGGCATGCCGGTGTTCCTTGATTTTCGAGGAATCAGCACGCTCCAAGCCAGCTCGACCTATGGCGACTTTGATGGCGGCAGGCTGTCGGCAGCAGTCAAGACATGGCTGCGCCCAAGGCTGGAAGGAAGGCAGGGCAGTGGCATTCGGCCCATTCTGGCCGAGGCTGTGCCGAAGAAGAGCCAGTATCGAATCTGGTTTGAAGATGGCTTTGTATTAACGATGACTTGGCTTGAAGATCGAGTGCCGCGCTGGACACTTCAGCGTTATTGGGTGGAGGACGATGAAACCCCGGTCACTATGGTTGCAACGACTCACGGCGTTGATGAAAACAACCGGCCGTTGTCGTTTGCTTCGTTTGAAGAAACCGAGAATGTAATGCTGCTGCATGAAGGACAGGACTTTGACGGGGAAACAATCCGTCGCAGGCTGGTATTTAACCCTGTGCACGCTAATGGCGCCGGAAAAAACATTCGCGTCAACTCAATTCACATTCACGGCGTATGCAATGGCCTGGTCGAGCTAAGCCTGAAGGTGGGCGTCGATTATAAATTGCCGGAATTAAACAGTTATAATGCAATTGCATTCATGGGTAACGCGAACCAGACCACTGAAGAGCCCGTTTTTACGAAGTTTCGATACAAAGCGCGCGGCAAGGATTTTGCGCTGCAGGTCGAAACCCAAACCAACAATCGGCACACGGTACAGGTGCTGGAATATCCGAACTTGAGCGAACGCAAGCTGGAGCGATAAGATGCAACGATACGACCCAAGAATGGCAGTTTCGGCAACCGGCGCTCGCCCAAAGCCGCCGGCCGCTGGTTCAAAGCCTATTGCAAAGCCGCCAGGGCAGCACTTGCCGGTTCAGCCGAACCCGCTCGTAAACTCATTTCAGCGCGACCAGTCAGGCAGAAAGCCGCCCGGGCAGCACATTACGCCAATTAACCGGCCAAAGCCGGGGAGTCCGGCATCAAACAGCGAGCTTGCGGCCGACAGCGTAATGCCTGCAAAGCCCGGCCTGATTGACATGGCGAAGGGCAATATGACCACAAGCGGCACTATTGTTGGCGGAGATAATCCTATTGCACCGCTTTCTGGCGCGCCGTTTTCAGGCAACAATCTTCGCCC